GTTAATAATACTATTAAATTTAATTCCTGATTTAATAACTGTTTTTGGTAGTTTACCGCTAACAAACACTATTTTAGTATCGTCATGAATTGGCCCATTTATTGCCTGATTTTTGACAAAATCGTTAAAATTTCGCCCATTTTCTGTCGATAATCTGAACAAAACACTCATGTTTTTACTATCCACATTCATACCCTTTAGTAGGGTATGTGCCTGTGTAATTTTAGCCAGTTCATTTCCACCAGGAATGATGAATAAACACGGAGATAGATATTTTACGATCTGTTCCAGACAAAAAATGTCGGTATTTTCAGCTTTCAACCGGGTTGGAAAAGCGTAATTATTTTTTAAAAAATCACGTAGTACAGGATCAAATTCTTCACTGGAAATATACTGGTCGATATATTCATCCCATAGTGTAACACCATATTTCCTTGCTTGGAAAATTGCTTCAACGATATCGTCGGTATCAATTTCTGGCATATTTTTTGGAGAATTCAGTATTTTTAAGTCTCCGTCATGTATTGCTAACGTAGGAGCATATTTTTCCATTTCGTTAACAATTTTATCTGCCTCGTCTACATATTTTTGAAAATCTTCATCAAAATCAAAATTTACATCAGATGCTAGTGACGATAAAAAACTGATATTATTTTCATTTAGTGGAAAAATCCAGGCAGTACTGTCTTTATCCCAAGTTGCGGTATTTCCAGCCACACTTTTGAACTTTTTAATTTTATCTATTAATGATTCATCGTAGGGAAACTTAACTTCAATAGATTTATTCAAAGTTTCATGGTCTATAATTTTAATACTACGAGCTGTTACGGTTTTTCTAATTGTCAATCTGTATTTTGGATTTTCAATAAGTGGTTTTACATCGGTATTCATAAAAGCAGATAGCGCACCCGTATGTTTTTGTAAAATCTTCAAAGCAAGAGCGGCTTGCTTTTCAGTAAACCCTGTAAGTTGAAAAATTTGGTCAGAAAAGCTAACGGCTACTTTGTGATCCCACAAATTTAACCTTGCTGGACAAGATACTAGAGCTTGAATTAGGTCTTCTATATACATAATATTATTATACACTCACAGTGAAATATCTTCAAGACCTGCCGCACGTAGTTTGATGATATTACCCAATTGCCATTGTTTAATATCCAAACCTTTGATGATTCCTAGCCATTGATTTCTCAACATAGCAAATTCGTTGATGACTTTTTCCATGTCAATAACGTCTGCTTCACCTTCTACAAACTTTTCACAGTCTCTACTACTTAGATCTCGATTATAATGTTCTAGATATTTTCTAAAAGTTTTTGTACGAATTCTACGTAGCTCAATGTTAAGATATTCCAATATGGCTTCAATTTCTTGAAGTTGATTAAATCTTTGTTCAACTATTCCAGGCAAAGACGCAGAGGCCTTTTCCACGTTTCCGTAGATTTTGACCTCTGATCTTGCGCTTTCTAGTTCATTGTAAAAATGGTCTAAGCAGTCTGGAAGGTGTGCTATGTCTTGACTGACTTTAGCATACCAAGTCATAATTAATATTCCTCGTCTTCGTATCCGTAGTCGCTGTCGTCTCCTTCGTCTTCGTCTACTTCTTCATCTTCCAAGACAAGTTTGATAGCATCATCGAGATTTGAGTCATACCCCATTACAGATTGTAGCACACTGGTTTCAACATCTTTGCCCAGTAAAAAATCTACAAAATGATTTGCCGCTACCTCTTTATTTTTATCAGAAATATATTCCTTAAAAATATCCCATATTTCAATGATTAAATCTTCTTCCATTTATGCTTCCTCAGTTTCATTTGTTGTATCGACAGCAGGAGTTAATGCGGTTTCGTCCCATTCTTGCATAATGGTCATGAGTTTATCCTCAGTCCATCCTTTACGGAAAAACGCATGGATCTCACCTGTTGCCTTACTTGTATATTGTAACTTGTTACCTGATTTTGTCAATATACCTTTTGCTTCAAATAGATCAACTAGTCCACTTGTTGGCGCCATACCTGTTGAATAGGGAATCTTAACTTGTACAGTTTCAAATGGTTTAGCATAACGAGTTTTCATGATCTTACAAGCTGATCGAATACCTAATACTTCGGACACCTTATTGCCATCCTCATCTTCTTTCAACTTCAACTTCTTCATGGCAACCACAATGGAACTTGCGTAAATGAATCCTTGTCCTCCAGAGATTTTATCATCTGGATCAAACATATCTTGACTAGCGTATGTGTGATTTGTAGCAACCAACCCAACATTATAACTGCCAAACATGTTTACACAATTACGAACAAGACTGGTCAGTGCTTTGGGCTTACGACCCATATCACCTTTCATTTCGCCTGCTTCAAATTGATTTACATCAGTTGGAGTAAGCAACATGCCCAATGAATCAACCACAAATAACACCTTAGGACGTTCTTCTTCTGGCATTACCTTGTACTCTTTCATGAATTCTGAAATAGTTTTTGCTACATCATCAATCATGGCCATGTTGAGTTTAAGTAGTTTTTCTTCAGTGGTATCTACACCTAAATCATGTAACCACTTTTCATCAAGAGCGTTTTCGCTATCAACTAAGATAACATAAATGCCTTGTTCTTGTGCGTGACGAATAATATTTCCGCTACAGATATATGATTTACCTGCTCCACTTTCACCAGCAAAAACTGTTACTTTACCCAAAGGAATTCCTTTGAAGAAATCCCCTGAGATAAGATAGTTAAGAGCGTAGTTTCCAGTGCTGATCCAATCAGTCGGATCATTGAAGCCTATACCAAGCCCATCAATAGACTTGGTGATACTTTTTCTAAACTTACTAATGTCAAACGAACGACTTGCCATTTTTTTCTTTCCTTAATTTTTTTAGTTAAACGGTCTATCTCCTAATTATTTGTTTTCGTTGCGTTTGCGAATCATTGCGATAATGTCTGCCGCACGATTGCCGTTTGCTGGTTCGTTTGCTGGTTCGCTTGCTTTAGTTTGTACTGGAGTTGGCTCAACATCAAACGGAGCATCGTCTTCGTCATCTGCTACTGGGGCAGGAGCCGCTTTAGTCACTGGAGCAGTATTAGCTGGTGCGCTGGCAGTATTACCACCATAGTTACCCTTCATACCGTCTGGCTTGTAGTATTGACCCCAACGATCCATATCAAATGCTTCACCGTCTACTGACGCTTCAAACATTTCTTTGATAACCTTGAGTTCAACATCAGTTGGCTTCTTAGGCAAAAAGCTCTTCAAATCAAACAAGCCATACTGCTTGATTGCAGCCAATTCTTGTTCGCTTAGAGCACGTTCACGACGACTCCAGTTTGAAGTCGTGTAATCTGCGTAACCGCCCTTGCTGGTCTTAGCAATCTTGAAATCCAAGCCACGAACATAATCAGTTGGCAATTCTTCAATTTCACTGTCCATTAATGCGTTTTTGACAATGTTGAAGATTTGGCTACTCATAATAAAGCGGCGAATTGGATTTTCTGGTACTTTGTCTTCTTGTAGTTTGCTATCAACTACCAAACCTTGGAACAAGTAAGACTTCTTTTTCCAGTACTTACGGCCCATTTCTTCCAAGCTCTTGTCCTTAAACCATGGACGAACTTCTTGTAGAATTGGACAAGCCTCACCCCACATTTCCATACAAGGAACTTGTACAGTTACAGGTTTAGAATTTGTGTCACCCTTAACACCGGCGAAAGGCAATTTGATCATTGCTCGTTCAATCCAGAAAAAAGTGTTATTTGGGTCTGCGTCAGGAAGGAATCTGACTGTTGCTGTTTGTCCTTCTGCAATGTTCCAATGTGCGAAAATTGCGTTGTCACCACCGCCGCTACCAGTGTTTTGTTGAGATGAAGCTTGAAGCTTCGCGCGGATTTCTGCTAAAGTTGCCATAATGTTTTTCCTTAATAATAAATGTTATGCCACTCTTTTATAAGACACTGCTTATAAAAGAAAAAACGCATACAACTAGTATATGCGTTTTTATTTATCTCCGCAAGAGTTATCTTGCTACATTTTGATTTTATTTTGCCAAACCGGATAACTTCAAAATATCTGCCATTTCTGGAACGACTTCTTTTGGTCTTCCATCTTTGCCCATAACTTCGCCATGCCCCAAATCTAATCGAAGTTTGTGATCTTCAATTCTACGTTCAAGTTCTTTCATTTTGGCCACATCATGGTGTGCTTCTGCTTGTTGATAAAATTGTGTTAATTTTTGTAATTGTGGGCTTGCTTCATAGGCTTGGTTAGCCATGTGATTGTTAACACCCCATAATGCTGCCAATAGTGCGGCACCTGCGGCAATTTTACCACCTAGGCCTTCTTCAGCTGGCATTATATTATTGCCAGGAGCATGACCGTTGTCAGTTTTGTCGCCAATACTTTCTACTTTTGCCTTGACGCTGTTCAACAATTCTTTCAATCTTGCCAAACCATCATCTTCAACTTTGCCGTGTTTTTCTTGCCATTTCTTGGAAAGTTTTTCCATGAATTCCATTGCTAGCTGTTCACATTGATCGCCAACTTCTTCACCAAACATTTCGGCACATTTCTTTTTAACATCCAAGGCAATATTTTCTTTTCCGTTAAATGGACCTACATCTGGATTGTCTTCGTTAAAACGACTCTTGACCAATTTGGCAACTTCTTTAACAACTGCTTCACGAGTTGGCATAGTTTTGTTAGGCATGCCACCCATTTCTTCATTTTCTGCAGTTGGTTCTTCTTTGTTAGATTGTGGTTGTTGCTCAGTGCCACTCATACCCAATGCTACCAATAATTCTGGATAATCTTCTTGTGCCCATGCTTTGAATACTTCCATGGCATTTGTGGTATCATCTACATCTGCCATTTTAGAAAATTTATCTTTTAAATCACTTGAGTCTAAACCTAATTCGCTAAAAAATTGCCATGCTGTTTGCCCTTGTGGACCTAATTGTAGTTTGCCATCTGGTAAATCTTCGACTGCTGTTTTCAATGTTTCAATTTCATCATCAGTTAATTTGCCTTGCTCAGTTGCGTCGGCCCATTCTTCAAATGCGTCAATATCTTCTTTGACTTGTTCGTCATCACATTCACATGGGGCTTTGTGACATGTATCACACTCCTCATCTTTTTCTTCTTTTACATAATCTTCAAGATCAACAGTATTTGTTTCACTCATAATTCTATGTAGAAGTGGAAAATATTGTGTTAGTTCTTCTTCAAATTTTGTTTGTGTGAATTTTTGTTTGTATTCTTCCATTGTCACGCTGTCAAGTTCCATCATGGTGCTGGCATCTTGATCAGCTTCAAAAGTCTCCATCCATTTTTCGTAATGGTTTCTTTTTCCCAAACATTCCACTTGCGCCTTCAATTCATTTAGTCGGCCTAAGGCACGTTCTTTGATGCCAGTGGCATCATCGTGTAGCGTTGCGCTGTGGACTTTACGTTGGAATTCGCCTAATTGAGCTATCTGCTCACTCATTTTAATAATTGCTTTGCCTGCTTCATCATGTGGGATTCCACCGTGATCTACGTGCTGTGCCATGGCAAACGCACCGGCTGGGTGAATAAATGGATATTTAAAACGTTCGCCGTCTGCGTTTTGAATAAAAATTGCCTTAATATTTTTACGTTGTGAACGACTGCCCGCATATTCTTCATCTACTGGACGAGCATGTCGTACAATAACTTCTGTGCGTCCTTGAACAGCACGACTGGTTTTTTTAGAACTTTTGCTGTTCCATCTAGATTCGTTCATAGTTGTCATTTCTTGTTCCTTGGGGCCTTGTGTCTGGGCCAAATGTTGAAAATCGTTTTTATCAAGATTTGTTTTGGCAATGTCACGTGTGTCAAAACGTAGCAATCTACGCATGGCAAAAAATCTCATTTCTTTTAAAAAATGGAACCACTGTTGTTTGATTGGATCATCTTGATTTTCAGTAATACCTTGGCTGTAATAAACTTTTAAACTACCTAGGTCGTTTAGACTAATGCTAACACGGCCCATGTTATTGCCTTCGATAACAAAGTCAAAATCAAAGAAACGTGCTTCTGCAGGATCAATAGTCACTGCGCCAGTTTCATCGCCCATTTCTAAATTTGAGAAACGGCTACGAACTTTGTCGAATAAATCTTGGCTAATAATTTGAATAGGTTTCATATCCAGTATTTATATCAATATGTGGATATGTAAATAGGCATGGGCAAGTCATGTTCCTCCAAGCCCTCCTGATCACGCATTTTGTCGTAGATTGCTGGATCCCAATCCTGTAGGGTCATGATCATTCTAATGGCCAAAAGTAAGCTGGAAACCAAATCATCGTGCTGGCCGCCTTTGGCTTTGAATGTCACGCCTTCACCTATGAAGGTTTTTAATTCACTAATTAATGCCTTGCTACGAATTTTAAGTTTTTTAGTTTCAATTAATTGTTTTAACTTGGCACAAGCGGATATTTTACTGCCGTGCGTTGTATTAAATCCTCTTCTAAACTTACGAACATGCCCACGTTTGACTGGCTCGCTCAAAAATAGTCCTGGAAAACTTTCTTCACCCAGCGCTTCTATGGCCATTAGGGCACTTTCCCCTAATGTGTTATTTTCAACACTGTAATAAATGCTGGGGGTTACATTGGCACTCTTACATTTTTCGTCAATATGTAATAGCATGTCGCGCATGATTCTAACCTGTGCTTGAACAGGGGTTAGATTATGATGCCATTCTGCCACTTGATCCATACTGGGTATTTCTATTATTTCAATTGCGCCATAGTCACCACCGGTACCTAAACTGGGATCTAGACTACAGATATAGGTGCTTGACGGATTGATCTTTTTGTACCAACGAGCTTGGCCCATTTTCATTTTAGGCTCTTCACCTTCCAAATTTGACAAACACATTGAGCTGATCAACGTCTCATCAAAGATCAAGAATTTACATTCATGCTCACGTTCGAATCTTTCAGGGCCTAACTGACTACGCATTTCGTCAGCCCATACCTTGTCTCGATCTGGATGTTGATTCCAAATAGCCATATAAGGATAGTAGCCGTTGCGTCCTAATTCTGTGCTATTACCGTATTCATCAATGCGTTTGTTTGCTTCATTCCAAATTTGTGCGAATTGGTCTTCATCACTATTTGGTGTTGATGTAATAATAGCCTTACCACCAGTTGCCAGTGTAGGAGCGATAGAAGTCCAGAATTCGCTGGCAATATTAGGAGCAACATAGGCAAACTCGTCACAGTATAGCAGGGATATAGACATACCACGACCTGTTGTTTCTGTGGTTGTTTGTGCCACAATGCGCGAACCGTTCTCAAATTCAATACTTTGTTTATTGTAACTGGTAACACCAGCACGTATCCAGTCAGGACAAGTTTCATAGGCATAGCGTAGGCGTTGCATAATTTCCTGAGCACCAGAGAACTTGTGAGCACAAATTAAAATAGTGCTATCCGCATTAAACATGGCATACCATAATAGGTAACCCACCGCAGTGGTAGTTTTGCCCATCTGTCGTCCCAGCATGTTTACACTGAAACGATGTGTATGATAACTTTCTAACAGTTCGTCTTGATATTCAAAGGCATCGTATTTTATCTGCCCTCTGGTAGCATGTTGAATATAGAAAAAGTTTTTTAAAAAATACTTAGGACCTTCAACAGGATCTTGACATAGCATCAAATCCTGAATATCTTTTTCAGTCCATTTTTGTGTTGTATTCGCTTTTTTTATTAAAACGCCATCGAGATTCTTTGAGCCCATAATGTTATTTACTGAAAAAAATAGCCTCCAAAGAGGCTATTGGGATTATATCCTAAAGTATGATTATGGAGCAAGATATCCATGAGCATTTTCTAGATCATACCAAGCACAAGGTTGACCTTGGCACATTGCTATAAGTACGGGAAAAGCATCATCGTTAATTGAATCTACTGCCTTACCTTTTTTCTTAAGAAAGTTTACAAACATTTTTTGAGCTTTATCAAAATCTTCTTCGTCACGACCTGTAAAGTTTGGTTCATTTCCGTTAGTAAAACTATCAATATCTAATTCTTCGCCTTCCATTGTGCCTGTTTTGCTGTCTTCTTTACTCATGTCTGGAAACTGTCTCATAATAGTGCTACCATCTAAATTTCCAGCACTTGCTGGATAGATCGTCATAAATGGTGGATGTACAAATGTATTTTTTGCCTTAGTATTTGCAATAATTTCTTCCGCTCTTTCTTTGCTAATTGGTTTGGTTCTTCTTACTATAGCTCGGCCCGAACGGTTGAAGTCAACAATACAAGCTACATATTCTTCGCTGTCCATATTTTCAGTCATGAACTGTTTGTATTCATCAAACAAATTGGCTGTGATTTCTTCCATTGTAGCAGTTGGTTGATTGCGTACACGGCTACGAGTATCATGATTTTTAGCAGTATCGCCACCCATTGCTGGATTCTTATCTAAGTCGCCGTGATCAGTAAAGGCATTTGGACCTTCGACTTCTTCATCAGGGCTGTTGTCAAACATACGGTCTGCGATACCTTCGTCTGTTTCCTCTTCGCTATCTTCTGGATTTAATTTATCCAATACGCTACGCATGTCATCACCTGCGGAAGGCATAACACCCACACTTGGCTCAGCTGTCATGATTGCTGGCTCATGTTCCACGCCCATGTGTTCGTCGCCGACTTTCTCTACACCAGCAAGTTTCATGATAGCAGCCAACATACCACTCAATTCTTCACCACTGCCAGCAGTAATGTTGATAGTAGCAGGAGTTTTAGGAGCTTCTGGAGAACTCATCATTCCCATTGGGCCACATTCTTCAACGGCCTGTGATTCTTTAATTATATTTGGATTATTTGCGTCTAGTTCGGCCAAACGCTTTAGTACGTCGATCATTTGCATATTATTTCTTCCTTGGATCATAGTCCGTTTGTGCGATTGGACTGTGCGATGGCTGTTCTTCGTTACTCATGATAGGACTGACTTCACCTTCAGGAATAACTTCTCCACGAACTTTGCGTTGTAATTTTAAAAGGTCATTCAATTCTTTTACAAATCCACTATTGTATTTGCTACCATAGTAGTCGTCAAAATTTGGATTGCCGGCTTCTTTGTAATCAGGATCATGTAGCAAAGCAGTAGTGCGTTCTACTACGGGTTCTTGATATTGCTCGCTAGGTTCGCCTGGACGAACCACAGCCAACATTTTTGGATTAATCTGTAAACCAGAACTTAGATATTCTCTAAGTTCCTGTTGCGTTGTTGGATAATCCAATGTAACTTCAAAAATTGTAACTTCACAGTTACGTACTTGCGGGAAGTCTAGTGGAAGACTTTGGACGGGGGTAGTTTTTAATTTTTTAAAAGCATCTACTTGGAAACGTTCAAGCATTGATTTTAATTTTGATTCTTGATCCGCGCTAAATTCTCCAGCCACCTTAACAC